TATATAACTCCTGCACCACCACAAGGGACACAAGGAGACAGGTTTTTATATGGCTCCCCATTAACTTTCATCTTTTGTATTTTTCCCGAGCCACTACAGGCTATACATTGATGAGACCTTGTTTTGTATAAGGGCTCTGTCATTTGGGATACCATCCTAGCAAACTGAGACCTGTTTAAGTTGGGCTTTCTCTTTGGTCTTTTTGTATAAGGGTCTATCCCTATATTAAAAGCCTCTGCCCATTTCTTTTTATCTACAACACGCAATCCATATAGTAACCACGATAACTGCTCTGGGCTTGCAGGGTTAATTCTTGTATCACCCATTCTCTCCCATATGATTGTATCTATATGCTCCCGCAACTCATCATACTCCGCTTTGAATTGCATCTCCACCTCACTTAATTCTTGAAGATTAATCTCAATGCCATTCATTTCCATTTTAGTTAACACCATTAGAAATTCATTCATCATCTTAACTGTAGAAATGAGATTGATTCCACTACTTTTGAAATCATCTACCTGTGAATAATAGAGTTCTCTGGTAACAGTTATATCCTGCCTACCATATTCCTCTACAATATTAACAGGAATCATTTCAAATGATATCCCCTGCTTCATAAAGTCTTCTGTTGCATCAGATTTTCTACTTAGGTTTCGCCTAATACAACATTCCTTTAACGATAATGCCTTTCGTACACCCCTCTGCAAGACATACTCTGCAATCATAGTATCATATACTTTTCCTGTATATGTTAGCCCTACCTCATACAGCCACGCCAAATCAAACTTTAAATTATGACCAATTAGTAAAGTGGTCTTATCTAAAATGTCCTGTACTTTTCTATAGGCACCTGTGTCACTTCTGTCATTATGGTGAAAGAATAAGTATTCTTCATTGATACCTACGCTTACTAATTTATTTCTAGAGTCGAAGGGAGATGGGTCTGACTTACCATTTGCTCCAGTTACAAAACTAGTTTCTACATCTACTACTGTTATCATCCTACATACCTCGATAAAAGTGGGTTAATTTCGCAATCTATTCTTCCATGCCATCCTGTTATCTTATTCTTGGATACACATAGGGTTCTTAAAACTGCCTCGGAGTCCACTACATTTTGTTGGCCTATACCAATTATTAAATCAGCCTCTGCCGCCTTTCCTGTTCTGGAGTTTTCCATCATATCAAATGTTAATTCAGCCCTACCCTGTGCCTCTGCTGAAGCTTGGGATATTGCTATGATACAACAGTCATGCCTTTTTGCTACTTCTCTTGCACCTGTATAAATTGCACGGAGTTTTTCATCTGTCCTTGCAAAGTTACCACGAACACCAATCTTATCTAACTGGTCTATAACTACAATATCTGGCTTGTTAGTATCACAATAGGCATCCACTTGGTCTAAATCCCAATTGACTGTATCTATTATTGTAACATTTGATTTTAATTTATCCCACCTCTCTGTTGCTAAAGGGATGTCATTTATTATTTCTTCTTTAGTCATGCCTGTCCAACAGCTAATTAGTCTCATTTGAGTTCTAATAGCAGGTTCTTCGTTGACTAGGGCGTGGACATTTGCTCCTTGAGATGCAAATCCATTCTCGTTTGCGACTAAACTAACCCAAAAGGCAGTCTTCCCTGTCTCTGGTCTGGCAAATACAATCATTAGATTGCCCTTACCAACACCTTTAACTAGTCTTCTCAAGTCTGGTATGTCCCCAAATGTATATTGAGTATCCTCATCAAGTTCTTTAATAAGTTCTGCAATATCATCCGTGACTCTACCCTCTGTATCAATCACTTCATTTTCAATTTCATCAACATAATTTTTTATAGTGAGAAAACTTGCATCCCCTCCATTATAAATACTAGTTGCCTCAAGAGCAATCCTATGTGCTACACTTTTTTTGTACATAGAATCTAAAATGTCATGTGCCACATCTTTGTTGGGCAACTTCTCATTTTTTATTTCATCAATCATAGTGACAAAATTTAATTTAGCCGCTCTGGTTAACGCAGGATTGTACACCTCCATATGTAACGCAGAAACTTCTCTTATATCCAAATCATTATCTGGATATTTCTCATGGGCTTTTTTTATCGTATCATAAAAACTGCCCACCCCGTTAGTAAAAACTGTTTTGCCAATTTTAGACTTGTTCTTACTATAGAAGTCTTTCTTCAAAAGAAGATTTATTAATTGCTTTTCCATGTTTGTCCTTTAAAAAGTTCATTTCATTTTGTATTCAATCTATTCTATACCTATAGCCTCCTTATCAAATAATTTTCTAATAGGTAGTATAACACATTTAGATGCGTTCCTATCTCCAACCATCCTTGTATACTTTTCTTTATATTTGTCAACAATTTCTTTTAGCTTGCTAACTTCAAATACTAACATACAATGATTTTCCTCACCCTTTGCTAGTATCTGAATCCAGAAATCTGATTCAGTTGCATTGATGCCGCTAGGCTTGCCGTTACATTCATATTCTAATGCTATGTTGCCTGTCTTATGCCACCAGTCTCGTTCAGTTTTTACTTCTATCTTCTTGTCTTTGAACATGGCTGATATTTGGTCTTCTCGTATCTGTCCATACTTTAAGTCAATATCAAATTTTTTATTTGCTTTTGTTATCATATTAAAATTCATCTCCATATCTTTTTATTAAAATAAATCGGACTCTTTCCCATTTACTACGCAAGAAGAAGTCCCTCTTGGAACGAGGGTCTCTCAATGCTTTCTTGTCTAGACTTTTCTTTAAGTGCCTCAATCTTGTCTTTAGTTTTTTTAAACCACTTCGGCTCATTTCTACCTCTTTCCCATTTAGCAAATCTAACTTTATCTCCTGCGTAATACTGGCGATATGCAGTTACATAATTTTTATGTTTGTATTCATCCGGCATACATTGTGGTGGCTCTGTAAATTTACCATCTGGAATATGTGCATCTAATTCAAAATCAATTATGTTTTGAATAACATCAAATGATTTATGTATTTTATTAAATCTTCTTCTGTATTCATCATCAATCCATACAGCATTTTCTAAGGCCCAATTAAAATTATTTTTGGAAGTAGAAACCCATTTAGTCATAGGATGATTTGGGTATGCTGATTTGTATATAGGTGCAGAAAGTGGAGTTGTTTGTGTAAACTCTTCATACTTTCTAACAGCAGTTGATAACATCTGTGCTGATTCTAATAACATTTTAGGAACGTGCTTATCACATAAATATCTAGCAGATTTTTTTGGTGTTTTATCTAAAAAGAATATGTTCATAATAGTATCTCCTTAATCTTCTCTTCATTATAATATTTTAAGTCATCATCTAATATAACAACCTTAGTAGGTACATTATAACATAACTTACTCGCTATGTCAAATGACTTAGCTGTTGCGTCTCTATCAAGAGCAACTAACACTTCATTATATTTTTTAAGGTGGGGAATGTATTGCTCGGATAGGGATGTTCCTAGCAATGCTACTCCAGTTACTACACCCGATACAGCACAGGCACTAGCACAATCTTCTACAAGAACTGCAGTCTTATGTGTTCCACAAATAAATGGATTTGATTTTTTTCCATAGACAAACCATTTGGGATATGTACTTGATAGGATTGCTCTGCCCACTGCACCAACCACTTTATTTTGTTCCTTAATAACAAATACAGCCCTATCTTGTTTTGGGTCATACATAATTTTGGCAAGACCTTTTTGCATAGCTACATAACAATTATTCTGCTTGAGATACTCTAGGCAACGGGCATTAGAATGTATAGATGTGAAGTGGTCGGGTAATTTAAAGACACACTCTATTTTGGGCGATAGTTCCAACACGTCAGATGACGTGCTTAAATAATTTTTTAATTCTTCTGGTGACATATCACGAGAAATCATTCCTTTTGCATTACATAATGCATAAAAACAATTCCACATAATTTTGCCATCGATATTTTTTAATGTGAATGTTTTATTGTGTGAACAAAATGGACAGTCAGTTCTCACATCTGTATCTGGCTGAACAGACATTCCATTTATTATTTTTACTTGATAATTATAATCCATAGTCCCCCTCATTTTGCCATACACCCCACCCTTCGTGTATAGCGCTACTGCCATCTTTCTAATAGAACACTTCCTTTACTACCAGTAATATTCCACAATGCATTAGTCAGTCCCAGATTTAGTATATACCATGAATTTAATGTTTTGTCAAGACCAAAAAAAACCCCCTACTATTTCTAGTAGAGGGTTATACAGAGTAGTGAGAACAGGGCGTTTCATAACATTAGCTTATTTCGTCACAGGCGGTTTTATCCTAGCGACTCTCTTTACTCACTTCATGCTCTGCAATCATAACCGAAAAAATGAATAAACGATTATGAATTAATAGCCTCTCTCCAAGTTGGATGCTGAATCATAAACACAACATGGTTACGATACTTGTCCTTGAGAGAAGCAGTTAATCTTTTATTTCTATCCTGTGTTAACCCATGTGTGGAAACCCAAGTACCCATTTGATATAGGGAAAATAGATTTGCACCTGTAACACTAGATTCATTTTGATAGAGTTCAAACAATTCATCAACCTTACCATTGATAGAGTCTACTGTTTTAGACATTCTCTCTGCCATAGTTTTACGAATTATTCTCTTAGCAACAAAGTCACTAATTTCTTTATTTGCCCATTGGTTATACTCCTCTGCAATTTTGGGCAATGATTGTATAGATTTATAAATAGTTTCTTGTAGCCTCATAATATCTAATCCTGTTGTATGCTTATGCACATAGGACATAAATATTTTTCCACTCACTTGACCATTCAAGCATAAGAAGTCATAAAAGCCACAGTCATACATTAATCGCTGTGTTCTATCATACGAACTTCTCATATCAACACGAGCATTTTGTGTACGAACTTTTCCATTACTTGTTTTAATATCCACACGATACTCTGGAAAGGCAAAGGAAGTCCAGAAAGATGCACCTGTCTTATCATACAAGTTATCTGTAATCTTTACATTACTTGTATCTATCTGGGCTTCATCTAAAGAACGAACAACAGTAGACAGGAATGTACTATTAGGTACAAGCTGATATGTCACTTCATCTTTTGCCACACCATCTAGAGTAGCTTGACCAGAATACTTTCTTTTTGATTTACCTGCAGTATGTATATCTAGTCTAGTCCAAGGGCTTGTATCTGTACGATATAAAGCCTTTGCTTGTTCCATTGGTATTTCTTCTATTAATTCACCACCACTTTCAAACTGTGATGTTAATGGAACGTAGTCAGTAGGAAATGACATCTTATCTACAAATGACATAATCCTTTCATTATTACTTGCTTTCATTTTTTTTCTCCTTTTTCTAAAAGTAAGTTAGTGGGGTAGTTTAGGAAAAATATCCTGTGGCACTACCCCATGCCGTATTTCGACAATCCATGTACCTGCTACTAAAACTAGTATTTCACAGCTAGACTTCATTGTCTATTCATCTTTTGCATTGCCTACATAACCGACCTTATCCACCTCGGCAATAAATATTATAATGATTGAGATTATAATAATACAGGGTGCGAATCACTATACTAATAGTAGTTAACAAGTAACACTTTACACCCTCTCCCAATACCTAGCTTAGATAATGGGAAACTCTTAAACTTATGTGAGGATTAGCCCGTCTAACTTCTAATCCTCACTTAAATTTGGCAGGGAAGAAACAAGCTAGTCAAACGAGCAAGACACCCTGCCTTTGCCTCGTATATATCTCCTGCTTTCTTGTTTCTAGTTTGGGTAGTTTTGACTATGCTTATTGCACATTCATGGCACTACCCAAGCCATTATAGTGAGACCCGCCAATGGCGTAGGTTTTCACTATATAAGAGTAGCAGGGCTGATATCATTATTGTCATTAGAACCTGTTACTCTATTTTGTTGCTGAAAGATATATCAAGACTAAAAAGTGCGACCCAGATATATCATAGTCGCCAATGTTTTGACAACAAACTATACAGGGGGTAACCGACTTATGACTCTATGCTAGCTAGAGGTGAACACTTATGTTCTATGATGGCAGAACCTCCCCTTGTATTCTTATATTATATCATATTGGTAGACTCTGTCAAGTCAACTAGACTTGATTGTATTCAATGGTTTAAGTTCCATTGCTCTCTTTTTAAAGTCATCACTAACCTTAACTTCTACAAGATATTTTATTTTGCCTACCTCTAGATACTGTATTGTATTATAGGTAATCCTCCTGTAATCTTTTTTCTCTAAGTCAAAAGCCATACAGTAGGTATCAAATACCCATTCAGCTACTTTTCTTTTAGGTTTGTTCTTGGAGACTATTTTCTCTACTCCCTCTGCTGTAGTCCACTTCCTTCTTTTCTTTAAATCAAATGAGCCACTTCTAAAGTCTCCATTTTGTTTAGTCCAAGCACAAACAAATTTCTTTCTTCCAATGAGTTCCTTTCTAATAAAATCTGGAAGTGAATCTGTTAATACTATTTCTTCATTGGTCTTTACTAATGCTAATTCCATTTTATTCCTTTCGTTAATGTTTATGATAGCTTACATTAGTGATACGCTTATCCCAACAGGCTCTACAATCCATACACTTATTGTCTTGAAACCTTGCAGGACATTCGTATCCAATCGGTTTACCCTTATGATGCACAGTTGAAGTCCACCGAAAAGACTTCAAAGGCTCTCCATCAATCATGGGTGAGGATACCCTTACCACGAGATTGTCTGGAAACTTTTTATATATTTTTAAATAATCTGATACTACTTTTATTTCTCTTGTTGGTAACCAATGCCTAATCTTAGGTGATTTTTTGCAAGCCATTGCAATTTTTTCTAACATAGGTAGGTCATACAAATCACCAGAGTCAAACCATCTGAAATGTGATTTACATCTTTTAACAATCATAAATGATATAGCCTCTACAAATCCCTTTTTACTAAAGGCGTGAAATCTTTTTAGTAGTCCTTGTTGTACACTTGGAAATAAGTAATTACCTTTGAAGGCATAACACCCATGACAAATAGAACCTATTACTTTTCTTAACTTTGCTCCTGTCTTACACATACTTGCAGGGGTATTGTAAGTTGGGCATGGCATCTTACCTGCCCTACCTAATTCGCCTGTTATTTTTACTGCATCTTTTACTTTTGTTATCTGAGGAACGCTGACAACAGCATTGATATTACTATAAACCATAGGATAAACTCCATTAAATATTCTTGCATATTGTTTAACTTTTTACTTGACATATTAATTAATCTGTGCTATACAGGGTTTCCACCCTAGAGGGTTGCTATATACATCTATGGTATACTTCTATTATATGATTGTAATAGCTTCTCTACATTAACAGCATCTTTAGCAAGTTTTGACATTAATTGCTCATCTACTTTTAGTAATTTTATGAGTCTTGCTCTTTGTTGTTTTAGTTTTATATTAGCTTTCTTCTCTATTATATATTTTTTCTTGAATGTATTCTTCCATCTTACTTGTTGTATGTGTACTCTTTTTAAATAATCTACTTGATTATGTAAATCTATTATGCTAGTCATGTGTCTGCCTTTCATTGATTGTTATACAATTATATCATAGATTCGTTTTGTGTCAAACGCTTGAGTCCTCTAATTTTTTATTAGCTAATCTATTTGCTTCAGCCTCTGCCTCATCAATATCTTTAAATTGTTTTAATGTTTCTATTAAAAACTCGTCATAATATTTTTCTAATAGAGTATCCTTTTGTTGACAACTCATTTTATAATCCTTTCTATTTTATTTTTTCAATGCATACTTCAGTATATCCTTGTTTAATCCAATCATCATAATCTCTTTTTGCATCTGCATAATTTACATAGTAATCATCGACACCTCCAACCCAAACAATATAATTATATTTCATTCTATTCCCTTGTTAATTTAACTAGTTACTCTTATATATGCTAGTTCTTTTACACCTATCACAAAATCTATCAAATTTACTATACATATTAAAATTCTCATTACACATCACACACATTCTTTCTCCCGTTTTTGTAAAATATTTATTTAAGTTATCACTTGTAACTGTTTGGGGCTTACCCTTTGGTATATGCCCCCTTTCTACTTTATCTCTATATAACATACCTAGTATAGAATTTTTGCTAACCCCTAGTCTATCCCCTATCTGTCTTGATGTTAAACCATCTTTTGTAAGTTTTTTAGCCCTACTTAAATTTTCTGTTGTCCAAATTTTTTTCATAACTCTGCTTCCCATTTTTATCTCCTTCTATACACCAAGTAAATACAGCACTACCTTCTTCTGACTGCTCTATATATTCCTCTGATGTAATATCTAATCCTTCCATACATTCTTCTTTCGTTTGGAATGATTCTGCTGTTTCATAAAATTCACAATAGCTAATTCCATTGTGTAAGTCCATACCTGTTACACTCTGCCAACCGACAGAGCATAACAGTAGTAAACCTTTAAGCATCGTAATTCCTCGATGCCCAACAAAAACCTAATCCAAATCCAGTTACAAAAACTAAAAGTAAATAAACAGGACTATAAACCATAGCAGTATCTAGTATCATAAGTGTAATTAGGAATGAAAATAAAAATACTCCTACAGTCCATAATATATTAATTACTGTGAATTGCATTGCTTTTACCCTCCAATAGTATTCTTTGATTTCGTAAGGTACGATATATTAAGGGCTGTTCCTCAAAGTGTATAGAAAGAAATAGCCTACCTGTACAACCTATTTTATAATAAGTTTCTGTTGCCTCAGCAAAAGAAGTAGCAGTAAATTGTTTAGTAGTGCCATCTGGCTCATGTGATAAATATATTTTTTTTACCATAGTATTCTCCATTTTTTTAAGTTAGCCAAGTTGATGAAACACATATTTCTAACAGAAGAAATTAAGAACAACTTGGCATACTACCATTATATCATATTGAGGGATTCTGTCAAGGTGTGCTAACACACTATTAACACACTCTATTTTTATTAACGAGAGTTCCATACACATTACTAGTAAAGTTTAGGCAAATAATGGCAGAAAACAGCCAATTTTTAAACCAAAAAAAACCCCCACAGCCGAAGCTACGAGGGTATACCCTGTCTATAAATTATCTGGGAGGAAAAATCAGACAGGTATTCTTACATCAAATGTAAATGGCACACAATGTCTAGGAGTAAAATCATCTAAAGGCATGGTAGTATGACCATCACTTGTTAGAAAACGAGTATCATATTCGTCTATAAATGAATCTATCTTATCTTGTAAATCCTCACTTTTATATTCACCTATACTAAAACAATTATTATCAAGATTAACTGCCTCAAATACAGATTCACCTGCAAAATTTGCATCTGTAGTTACATCTTCAACAGAGTATTGTAATTCTACCTCTCCATCACTCATGGATGTCTTAGTCCATATTAAACATTTATTACCATAGACTTTTACTAAGGCATCCCTAAAAGCTAAAGATATTGCACAGGCATCACAATCATTCGGTACACCCTCATCAATATGTTCTTGTGTAACTTCTATAGTAAGATTTTTATATTTTATCATTTTATTACCCCCTTAATAAATTTAGTTATTTTTAATTTATAATATTTATCTGGTAATGTTGCCACAAAAGGTTTTTCTAAATTTAACATGAGTTCTCTTAATTTATTAGCCCACATTATTTTCCAATGTTCATTCTCAGTATTTATTACCATGCGTCTTAAATTCTGTACTCGTTGCCAATACACAGAATCTTCTTTGGTTGCCATATTCATAGGAGGTATAAGGTTACCCCCTAACTCTAATAGTTTAGTTGTTAGTTCAGTCATTTTTATCCTTTCGTTTATTATATATATCAATGATTTAACCTTGTGCCAAATCTATTACCCTTACTCTGATTTTTATGAGCAGTAATAATTCTTAAATTACTTGGCACATGAAGTCCACAAACACTCTTTCCTCGAAGAGGTATTATATGGTCTACATGATAACCTTTAGGGCATTTTGCATAAATCTTTCTTATTTTTTCCTTATCTTTTTTAGTTAACCATTTAGGTGTTGCATTAAGCTGTGTGGCTCTACGCCTTACTCTTTTTGCATCTTCAACAGATTTACCATACGGAGTAGCATACCATTTTTTTCTTCTATCCGAAGCAATTTTTTTACCTCCTTTATTATAATACCAATCTTTAAATTTTGCTTTCTCTTTTGGTAGTGTTCTAAAATTATTCTGCTGACATTTTGTTGAACAAAACTTTTTCTTCTTTGAATAGGCAGTATCAACAAAAGGTGTTTCACAATGTTTACAAATTCCATGAATTACTTTTTCATATTTTCTTCTGTTTTTATTTCTAAGTAATTCTTTACACTCAAATGAACAATACTTGGCGTTAGTTCCTCGCTTCCTTATAAATTCTTTTTCACAATGTTTACATTCTATCTTATAAATTTTTGTGTATCTTTTATCATTTCGTATTTTTTGACATTCACAGCACCTATCCAAGCTATTGAGCATTCTTTGTGCTATATGCCCATGATTACAAGGAATACCTGTAAAATAAAGTATTAATCCTTTTGCTATGGCTTTTTCTCTTGATATGAGTTTCATTTTTTTCTCCTTGATTTAAATAAGCAAGGCTCGGAAGTCACCCGAACAATCAAGTGGCAAACTACCCACTTTAATAAACTTAAAGAAATTATTAAACTTGATTTGTCTTGCCTTGCTTACCCCATTATACCATTTCTAGAGATTGTGTCAAGGTGTCGCACCCTAAACACACTCTATTTTTATTACAGATAGTTCCTACAAACACACTCTATTTTTATTACAGATAGTTCCTTCATAAAATTTTTTTTTTATTATTAATTTTTTTTTATTATTGTTAAATTATCCAAGCTTTAAGCCAAAAAAAACCCCCTAACAAATTAATGCTAGGGGGTAGTTGTATTTATATTTATTTAGTTATAGCTTTTCTTGGCTCTTCAGAAATATTTTGGACAGCATTTCTTAAATGAGTTGTAGCCCAATTTAATTGCTGTTGATATTTCGCATTGAATAAAACATTATTATCACAGGTGTTTTTTCCGTTTTCATCTGTGTTAATAGTTTTATTTTTTGCCACTAAAATTGTAAAGAGTTTGACTATCTCAGCCAAATTATCTTTTAAAGAGCCTTTAAAATTACTTTGAGTCAATGCCTCTAAGCCCATACCGTTTAAGCCTAACAAATAATTTTTAACATCTTTAACTTTAGTATCAATTAACACCTCTTTCACTTTCGTGTCTTTAGGTGTTGGTGATTTTTTATTGTTATTACTTTTTTGCCCTAAGATTTTTTCTGCAAATATTTTTTCCATTTCTGAAATATTGGCTTTAATCTTTGTTGTATCACCATTTTTAGTTGGCTTTAATTTTTTCCCTTTCGGTGTAAAATTATTAGTCATCGGATACAGAACATTTGAAGGTGCAACAATTTCTAATTTTGAATTAATATCAAAACCCGTTTTCTTATTGTCCATCAAAAAAGCAACCTTTACAGCCCTTGCAACATTACTTTCGAAAGATTCATTTTTAGTAATTAAACCTTCTTTAGTAATGGTTTTATAGCCTACCAAGTCAAAGACATATTTTTTAACTTGAGCCATAGTCAAAGAAACTTTTTTATTCTCTGCCATGTAAGGTTTTAAAGCCAATGCAAGTTCGGGAATTTGTTTCTGTTTAATTCCTGTAATTGCATTCATTAAGTTATTAGCTTTAGTAATAATATCTTTTTCAATATTATTTCCATAAAACAAAGAGCCAAAAGAAGAAGTTTTAATCTCTTTCCCTACTGGCTTTATTGTTTTGCTAGGTTTCTTATTAGTCACTTTATTTTTAGTTGTAGTTTTCATTTTTTTTACCTTTGTTAAAAACAAATTTATAACTATAAAATTATTTTATAATTATTATTTTTTATTCGCCTACCTGTAATCTTTTCTAATCTTCTAGTTATTGCAAGTTGGGGTTTTCCAACGATAACCTTCTTTTTAGACCTTATGGGATAAGCCACATAAGTTTTTTAATCTATAATTATAATACCATTTATGACGTTTAACGCAAGTTAGTTTTAATTGGTAGGCACAGTATAGAATATTTAATTAATTCCTTAGACGTCATCTGACGTATTTAGTTCAAGCTTTAGGTATTCATTAGTGAAGCATTAGTTTTATATGTGAATGTTATTCTTGGTGGTATTTGAAACTTATTAGATACAAATTTTAAAGCTACCCCTATCGAATAAATAAATGAAACTACAATATTCATAGGTGAAACATTAGTTTTATATATAAAGATATCCTTAGTAATTTATTTAGGGCTATATTCTGTGGGTATTTTTTTATATCCGTTTAGTTCCCTCGGAGAGAGTTCCATGCCCATGCACCTGCCACCCCCACCCCCCTACTAATATATACACAACCATGGTGGAGAAATACCAAATATCAATTGAAACTACTTTAGTGGCCATATTGCTAGGAATTTATGAGGGATTCTGTACTATTATTGGTGACTATATTATAAGGGTTAATAATACCTTATATACGTTAAGGCCCCCTAAGGGTGTAAGTCTATTATACACCCATATACAGTTTTGTCAAGTAAAAAATAATAAAAATAATACTTGACAACTTGCCCATAGTTGTTATAATAGGGAGTATATATATATTTTTTAAAGCAATAAAGCACACACACTGAAGATGATATAAAAAGGCTGTACGCTAAAATATATATATA